GCTGTTATTGTATCGATAGGTGTTCCATCTCCCCAATCTACAGTCATATTATATACGCTCCCTGATACTAAAGGTAATTCTATTGGGCTGGCTGCTCCCCAGGTACTCACAAATGCTCCACCTTCCCAGGGTGTACTTATGTACCCTGATCCTGATGTATTAAAAGAGTAGTTAAATTCGTTATACCAGTAGTCCCAAGTGTTTGTGTTTTTATCTTTCCCTCCAAATTCAGAGATTCTTAATACTGTATCTGGTATACCGAAGCAGTTTAGAAGTACTCTTAAGCCTGATGTTGTTCCTTTCTTTTTAAGCAGGTATGGTAGGTTATGGTAGAGTCTCTTGTAGATTAGCTTTTGAGCATCATTAAAAGGTATAGTCTCTGCGGAGGAGGTTACATATGTAGTTATTACTTCACTACCTGTTGAAGGTAGAGTTCCTCCTGCTTCTGTTATTCCTAGTAGAGAAGTGAATAGATCTCCGTTAGTGAAGCTACTTTCATATAAATCAATACCGTAAGATTTTAGCGCATCGGCAACTAAGTCGGTTGAAATACCTCCGCTTAAGCTGTTATCTGCATCTTGTCTATTTTTTAATGCATCCGTATATAACCAGATTTCATCAAACATTTGAGCAGTTAACTCTGTAAAGAGTTTGAATTGTGCATTACTTTCGTCATCTATTATGTAGGTAGGGAATATATTATATAAGTTATTCCTATTATTATTGTCATATAAGATGGCGATACCGGATTGTTCGGTAAGCCAGTTTGTTGCTACTGAGGAGCTATAAGAGTACGGTATGTATGGCGGTGAGGCATTTTGCTTCGGCCATGCTGTAGATCCGCTTTCATAGTAGAGGTGGTAATCATATCCATCGAAGTTTCGAGTGATACTATCTATCTCATTCTCGTAGAATGCTTTACTAGATGATAACTCTGTAGCGGGTGTGTTGGTGAGCCCGTCTAAGGTGTTTATTGCGCTTGTGTATGATTCTAGAAGGGTTGCTTTATAGTTGAAGTTTGTTAATCTTGTTTCAGCTGAGCTAAAGAATATAAAGTTTTCATAGTCTTTATAGTCTGTATTCAATTCTGCTCTATTTTCCGCTAATACACTTTGCAGTCTATTTGTCATTCCAGCCGCTGAAGCTGTTGTTAAACTTGTGTATGTCTGATATTCGGTAGTAGTGTTTGTCTGTGTGCTTGTTTTAAGGTTAAAGTTAGGACCTCTTAAGGTTCTTCCTTTTGGCATTTGCACTTCTTCAGCTGGGTATATTACGCTAAAGGTATTTGAATCTGATACTTTCTCTACTAGGTTGAAGTTTGAACTTCTTCCGAATGTAGTAGGTAGAGGTTGATATAGTTTCAGAAGAAGTGTACCGTCCTCAAATCCTACATTAACTGCTAGTTGTATTTGATTAGATCCAAAGTCTAAGTACAATCCTGCAAAGGAGGTACTTGATGTAAGCCCTGTCTGTAATTGCTCGTATATTGCTCTTAGCTGTATTTCTACTAAGTTACTGCTATTTACTTTAAGTTCTGTCCTGTCTAAAGATATCTCGGATATGAATAGGTTTGGGTTACTCTTAATTAAAGGAGCTATAAAGTTGTATTGTGTATTGTACCTCCCTTGAGTGTACCCGTTTACTGTTAAATCTCTTCCCGGGTCTATGCTTATAGAAGTGATCCCTGATGTAGGATCTGTTTCTGTAACATTATAGGAGGTGGTTAGTCTTGATATGAAAGTGTTGTTAAAGTCGTATAGGTATGCTTGAATTATGTCAGTGGTGGGATCAAAAACTCCAGCTACTTCAAAACTTCCTACATTAGCTCCATCTGTAGGGAGCAGTGTACTTACTGTTGTATTATCTAAAGTGCTTGTGCCTAGTGATGTTACTATTGGTTCTGCCATTATCTTATGCTTTTTGCTAATACTGCTGTCGTGTTAGCTAACTCTATTACCTGTCCTTGTAATGATAAGTTCTCTTCTCTCAATTGAGTTACCTCTGCAGTTAATGCTTGTACTTCCGCACTTATATCCGCTCCGCCGGCGTACTCCCCGCTCTTATTCGCTAAGTATTGATGAGAGTTTATCTCTCCACTTTTAGGTATCTCTAAGAATAGTCTATCGTATGCAGTGAAGAATCCGGGAATATCAATAGTGTCAGAAGGAGTTTCTACTGTTACTGCTGTAACTCCAAATTGAGTGAATTGAGTATTTACAGCTTTTCCAAACTGTTCTTTATTATAATTTACTACCTGTATATTAATATTCTCACTCATTGCTTATCTTAAACTCATCTACTTCTGTTATAAGAACAGTTTCCCCGATCGTTGTTTTTATTTCAATCTTATAATATCTTTCCGGCTCTAATCCGTTTAAGTATAGGTCGAAGTAACTTCCAGTAGGGTCGCAGCTTATCTTAGTATAGGTAGAATCGTAAGCAATAACAACTTCATTTGTAAATACATCTTTTATGCTATAGAAGGATTCTACAGGAAGTGCATTATTGGTTGTGTATAATGATCCGGTTTGATAGAGTCTTGAAGGGTATGTTGGTCTAGCATTTACTCTAAACCTATTAACGCTTTCATTGTAGAATACTCCGGGGTTGTTGCTAATACTGAAGGTAGCTGGTACTGTGTTTAATGTATCTAAGGTCCCTGTATTGTATACATAATCGTCCCACTTAAATTCTATCTGGGGAGGGTATATTGTATGTGTATCTCTTGAAAAGTATTTTAATGTAATTTGCTCATGTATACTATCTACGAATTCCTGTGATGGATCTTGACGTACTATCACTCCGTAATTTTCAAATGCTGAGGATGACCAATTAGTTACTATGTTGGTTATGTCTGCAGTTATATCTGGATCTGTGTAGTAGTTAAATGTGTAGGATATTTCCGGGCTTATATACCATGTTCCACCTCCTTTAGAGGCGCTATTAGTTTCTACATTATAAGATCCTGTTGTTCCGGATTCATAAGATGCTGTTGTCCATTGAGTCCCTCCCGTGTATGTTCTATATAGCCAGGAAGCCCCGCTTTGATTTTCCGGCAGGTCTAAGAATCGCCCTATCCCCATATTCCAGTTCTCTGCGAGAGCGTTTACTTTTATAACACTTGTACTAGAGAGTCCTGTTACATTTGCTGTAAAGCATCTAAGATCTGCCTGCCAGGTGTTGTCTTGTATTCTATCTTCAAATAGGGAGATAAGTTCTGCGTGATCGAACTGTAGTAAGAATCTAGAAGCTTGTGGATTTCCTCCGTCTATTACAGGGTTATTAATCTTGTAGTTAGTGCTAGCTTCTAGTATTTCGTCCAGCCCAGTGTTGGCATTTACGTACCCTGAGTAGAGAGTTGTATCTGCTGTCGGAAAGAGTTTATAAATTGCCATTTAGTATAAATATAAGGAGATCTTAATCTTATACTGTTATTATAACGATACTGCTCTTCCCCTTATATCTGTATTTGGATATTTTACTTCAAATACACATGGGTCAAGTGACGGATATATAATGTTATCTTGTGTAGCACCTGTTATATCGTATGCGTATTCCGAATATCCTAAGGATACTCCTGTTTTATTTGTGATTTGAATATCTTTAACAGTTTGAACTCCATTTATCTTATCTAAGTTAATGTATAACTCTTTTAAGAGGATCGGCTGGTTAAATGTTCTATTATCTATATTAAAATAAGATTGTAGTTCTGTTATACATCTGCTTATAACTTCACTGCTATTAAAGTTGGGAAGTATTATGATCTCGAAGTCTATTCCGATGTTTACAACAAACCCGTCCTTAATGGTAACGGTATCCCCTATTATCCTATATTCAGAAAGGTATGTGCTTAGGTTCTTCTTTACCGTAGAGGATACTGTGTTTAAGTTTTTAACTCTATCAAACCCTAAAATATACAATGTAAGTGTAGCAGGTAATTCCCCCGGTAATATGTTCTCACTTGCTTTAGTGGCTTCTACGTATGTCTTAGCTATTGACCCATAATCAGAAGGCATTGATAATGCTCTTATTGTGTAATCTTTAGTTGTTACGTTTCTTAATTGAGATTGAAAACCTACCAGTGTATTTTGTCTTATCTCCTCTATAGTATCTCCATCCCCGCCGCCTGAGGCTGCTATAGGGTTAGATATTGCTAAGGTGCTGAATATGTAATTGGAGGTGATAGGTGGAAGGTTGCTATTTTGAAACTTAGCATTTCCTGTAGATACTACTGTGGTGATTGATTCTGCATCTACATTTGAAGCTACACCTCCTCCGGTTAAGTAACGTACTGTTAAGGTTGTGTTAGCTGGTGCTATACCGTAAGTATCTGTCTGTAAGAAGTTGGTAGGGTCAAATGCTGTATATAGTTTTACTTGTTCGAAAGGTAACCCTAGACCTACATTATTGCTATTAGGTATTATGCTTTCATCTACATCTCCTGTAGTTCCTGACCCGAATTGAATCTCTAATGTGTTATTAGCTTTAAACCTCGTTACGTATCTTTTAGATACTTTTTCTAGTTTAAGTAAGTACGGTGCATCTGCATCAGTAAATGTATTTGGATTAACTATGTTAGTATTCTTTAATGATTTGTAGATCATTTCCTGCCCTAGGTAAGGTACTTCGTACCACGTATTCCCGTCTGAATCTATTATATCTAGAACTTTAATAATGTTTGTATCTGCTATAGATACTGTTGCGAAAGATTCTGGAGTATTAAAGGTAAAGCTTGTGGTCTGTATAGCAGAAGATATCGCTTGTCTTGTTTTTTTAAGGAGGTAGTACTGTGGATCTCCTCCACTGGTTTGATATATTGTTACCTCTGTAGGGTCGTATGAGCTTGAGACTGTAAAATCTACCGGGTCCTGTATTAAGAAGTTAATGCCTTGAGCATCGGTCTTTACTACTGTATTTTCTGAGATAAAGAGAGCGTAGTCGAAGTCTGGCACATAATTAACTCCTACTAGTTTTGCAGGAAGTTGTTGGTATAGGTCAATGCCGACAGTTGAGGTTTTTGTAACTTTCGGTCTGTACCCTAACATATAAGCTAGGTTATAGATGCTTTCTGTCTGTCTTGCATGCTGTACGAAGGTTTCTTGTATTTGATTATCTAAGTAGAAGGAAAGTACATCTCCAACATAGGCAGACATCTCTAAAACCATCATTCCCGGTGAAGCAGGTGAAAAGTCGTTATAGGTGTTTGGATAGTAGGTTTTAGTAAAGTCTACTAGCAGGTCTTTAAGTCCTGTGAAATCCCTATTGAAGTATTTTATATCTTTCGTGTTAGCCATTGGTTAGGTTTAGTTGTATTGTATCTGTTACTCCTGTGTTAGTTATCGTATAGTTGATTACAGTAAAGAGGGAGTTGTTTGCTTGATCTGCTCTTAACTCTACAGTTGCCTGTATATTTGGAAAGTACCTTGCTATTTCAACTTCAATATACTCTTGAATTCCGTCGATATTATTCTGTCCCATTTGCTCGAAGATAAAGGTCTGTAAGCCTGCTCCAAAGCCTGGCTTAAAGGGTCTTTCTCTAGGTCCGGTAAGGAGTAAGTTTATTAGGTTATTCCTAGTAGCATCTTTTGTGGTATAGTTTGACTTAAAAACAGCAGGGCCATTAAAGGGTATACTAATACCCACTGCTTTGCTTGGTATTCTATCTATTGGAGCTATGTTAGTTGCATTGATAGCCATTATGCTTTCTTAATGAAGCCCATAATTTGATCCATATTTACCTCTCCAGGAGGTAGTGCGGAACCTTGTGCTGCGGTATTGGCAGAGGGACTAGGAGTATACCCTGGTGCTCCTGTGAAGCTTTGAGCATGACTAGAGTTCATTGAAATGCCTCCCATATCTCCTAGGATGTTCATCATGTTCTCTCTTAATTTTAACCTGTCATCCCCGTTATTATCTATTCCTCTAGTTTCAGTTACTATTTGCTGTTTAGGGGCACGTATAGCTTCTAAGAGGATATCTTTTAGTTCTTCTGCGATAGCTTCTTTAACAGCTTCTTTGATTAGTTTTTGTAATTCTGATGGTTTCATCTTTGATAAATATTTGTTAATATGCTTTTAGGTTATCTCTATCTATAATCAATTTTAGTTCTTCTATTAATACTTTTGGATTATCTGTAAAGGAGGGTTGTGATTCTAACGCTACTATTCCCTCTGTATTTAATGCCTGTGCTACATTACGTTGGATTCTCGGGTCGCTCGGTAGGGGTCTTTGTATGATCTGAAATGTAAAGCCTTGGTAAGATTGTTGTGTATTGCTAGATAGTCTTGTGCGATTCTCGGAAAGAAACCTTTCAGTTTCTGAACCTAAGTTAATTGCTTCTACACCGCATCTATTTAGAAGTTTTATAAATATCTCTAAGAGTATTACCACTTCATTTACGATTGCAGAAGCTATTGAGGTGTAGTAAGCTCCAATCTCTAACCCTTTCTTAAGTTCTTTAAGTCTAGGAGATCCATCCGCCGCGAAGGTTGTATTCGTGATAATATCTTGAATATCTACGAGGAGGGAGGGGATTGCACCTGGGGTTATGGGTAGTAGTTTTAGTGCTTGGTTTATTATTAGTTTAGTAGCAGTTAAGGCTTGTTTAACGTTTATTGTTCCTTGTACCAGAGCTGCTCCTACCTGAAGTGATGCGGCTGTAATATTCAATATGCGGCATGTCTCCTCTAACACGGAGATTAGGCTGTTTAACTGTTTAAGTACTCTCTCTAAATCTTTATCTGCTGGGCAGTATGGAGGGTTTTGAGACTGTAAGTACTCAGTAGTTAGCTCTTTTGCTAATTCCTGTGCTCGAGCTTTAGCTTCTTCTGCTGCTGCAGTGCCTGCTACGTTCCTATAGTCTGTCAGTTGTTCTTCGAATTGCTTCTTTACTACCTCTTGTAATGTTCCCAGCTCCGATACTTTTAACTGTACTGGGTTTAAGGTTAGGTTTGGAATATTAAGTTCTTCAGGTGGTTTTGGTAATTTGCTATTTACCTCTTCTAAAGATACTGATGGAGGCGGTATAGTGAGCACTGGTTCTCCGTTTTCAATCCCAGTTATCCCGAATTTGTCAGAGAGGGTTGTTAGCTGTTCTGCAAACAACTCTTGAAGCTCTGATACTTGTGTTAGAATTAGTGCATTTATCCTATCCTGCCCTGTTACACTTGAAGATGCTTTTATTTTGTTAAAGGTTTTTTGAAGTAAAGCTTTTATCTTAGGTTTTATTTTAACCTTTTCTGCTGCTGCTGCTTGCGTAGTTCTAAGCTCTTCTAGTATTTGCTGCTTTGATTTCATAGTAGGTTATGCAATGAAGACGGTTTCGGACTTTAAATTCTCTAAGTTCTGTTTTAGGTACCCTATAGTGTTTTGCTGTAGTATCCCTACTGCATTTAAGGTAGCGATTGGAGCTCCAGATGCAGATGCTGTTGCGGAAGCAGTTAATAACACTTCTAATAAGTCTATAATATCTCCTAACATATCTACTGTTTTATCCCCATACAGTATAGGCTCTTTTGCATTTTTAGAACCTAGATATACTTTCGTAGACTGTACTACTAAGTCTTCGGTATCTATATTGACACTTAGTACGCTATTTAAGTTTATTGTTTGATTTGAGCTTAATAGTATACTGTCCGTCTTACTATTAAAGAACAGTCTCCCGGAGTTTAATATTATCTGGTCTCCTTTATAGTCTTTTGCTGGTTGAGGTTTTCTATTATAGCTGTAGTAGTCATTAATACTGCTAGGCTCTAAAGGAACTTGCTGTCCGTTAGTTAAGTATATACTGGAGTTATCGTTGTTTATATTCTCCTCTGTAGGTAAGAATCCGACTGAGCCCTGTTTCCCTTGTCCGTTTCTAAGTATGGTTATAGGCTGTCCGTTAAAGCTTCCGGCTGACCAGTTATTAAGGGGCTCTCCGTTCTGTATAGAGGTTGTTCCGAACCTTAAAGAGCTGCCAACTCTACTTTCAACAATTACGTCTCCTTCAAACTTCTTTAACGGTTTCGTATTCGTGGACTCTTTAAAGTAGTTTCCGAGATTAATATCTGTTGACCCTTCTGTTACTTTTCTGGTGCTTCCTGCGCTAGTCTGCTGGTAGTCTTGTCGTTGAGATTCTGGTATGTTTGTGTTTTCAAATATATTAGGTATAGCGTTGTGGTGTTGGCTATTCCATATGCTTAAGGGAGAAAGGTAGTAATATATCTCTCGAGTGACATCTTCTTGAATGTCCGGGGAAGGTAGTGTGAATATGTAGACTAATTCATTCTTAAGAGGTAGGTTGGAGAAGTTTGAGAAGTATGGTTTAGCAAAACCGCCTCCTTTTCGGGATGCTCCTTTAACTTTCCTAAATGTAATGGTACCAATACCGTTCCATTCCCCTGCATCTGCAAAGTATTTACTATTTACATCTAGTACAATATCCTCTACTACCGCTACTTCGAACTTCACTTTCCTTTACTTTCCTCTATATTCTTAACTTCTTTCATTAGCTGCTCAATTTCTTCTTCTGAAATTGCTAAAGTATCTCCTGTGCTTTCTGATGTGTTTAATATTCGTTGAATGATGGTTGCCATTTTAATTAAGTGGTCATCATTCTTTATGCCTGCATCTAAGTACTCCCTAATTAAAGGTACTATAATAGTTGCATCACCGGTATCTTGTATAAGAGGTTGTAATTCTCTTATCATTGCAGAGATCTGTTTGCTTTTCTTTTTTTGATTATTGTAAATCTCCTCTAGGATATCTGCAAATTTCTTATCGCTAAATACTATTTTATCTAAACTCATAGGGTATTACTCTTATTTATATTAATAAATAGAAACTAACTAAGTTTAGAAGCCCGTATACCCGTTCTCTTGATAGAAGATATAATGTTTTTTATAGATAGCTCCTAAGACTTTAGCTACTTTGGTGATCTTAGAAGTCTTAACATCTGTTATTTCCCTAATATAAATGTATAATGCTTTCTTGTTAAACAGACTAATAGTATCCCTCTTTCTAAAGAGTTCTAATATTGCATCTGCGATCTGGGCTTGTTCTTTCTTTGGGAATAGTTTATAGATGTTATCAGTACAATGCTTTATATAATCATTCATAAACTTAGTTAGATCTTCTTCTTGCTGGAGTAATAGTGTCTCAGGAGTGTTTTCTTCTAAGTTTATAGACTCTCTATAAGAGCTTTGTGAGTCCTCTTGCTCTACGTGTAAATTCTCTAAAGAAATCATTTCTAATCTCTTCTTATAATTCTTCTGGTTAGATGCTATTAAGTACCTTTTTGCAATTGTACCGAAGTAGGAATAAGCCTTAGCTCCGTTGGTAGGGTCGAATTTATGTAGCTTCGTTAATAGGAAGGTAATAACCTCGTGCTGTAGATCTTCTAGATTGGATTCCTCTGTATAGTAGAACTTAAAGGTGTGTATTAAGTTCTGTGTTAGCTTAAAGAGAGGGTAGTGTATTTCATCTCTATAAATAGCATTCTTCTCTTCATAATCTTCCGTTGCATTATATCTATTTATTGCAAGTTCTGTCTCGTGTGAGAAGTAATTAGTCGTTTTTGCTTTCTTCTTTGGTTCCATTCTCCTCTATTAATTTAAACCTGCTTAACATTCCCTGTAATTGTTTAATAGATTGAAAAAACCATCCTATCTCATCATCACCTTCAAATGCACCTTTAGTATCTAGTGCATCTAGTTTCTCCTGTGCATACTCTACAGTTTTAGAGAGTTGGTCCATATACATTAGATATCCTGCCATTACATCTTCCTGCTTCTCATTTTTTTTAAGCAGGTTAAAGGTAGTGTAAATAAGCACTATGTTTAGGACTACACTTATTATTATTGTGATTTCCATATTATTCATCGAAGAAATTAGACATTAATCCTTTTAACCCTTCGCTTTTAACTCCTCCTAATGCTGTTGTTCTTGCTTTAGCCTGTACTCTTACTTTTGGAGCGGCTGTAAAGTTTTTAGATATGTCTCTAGTTGGTGCATGTAAATGTCTCTCTACTTCTGCAGCTAAGAAGTCTGCTTGATGTAGTATGAACATTATAACACTCTTTGGGCGACTCTCCGGTATTCTTGAAATAAAGTAACCTTTATTAGCATCATCATACAAACCATCATGGGATCTTATCGCTAACATCTCGTTTAATGTGTATTTAATTCCTGCTTCCTGTAATAAGAATAGGGATCTATCTGGGATGGTCATGAAGCCGACTTCTTTATTATATGAATATAATTCCCCGAGGTTCTTTTTTCTCCAGTCGTTGTCTGAAGCTATGTATAAGTCATTAGTGGAGTCTCCTACTTTTCCTAAGTCGTGGTTGATTGCAGAGAATACTAGCTCCTCTACTGTGAAGGTATTCATATCTGCTCCAAACTTTCCCCATAATTCCCTAACTTCTAAAGCAGCGGTTACTACTCTGTTTACATGCTCAACATATCCTCCAGGAAAGCAGTTGTGGTAGTTTATATTAGCTGCAGCTGGCATGAGTATAAACCTATCCACTTGATTGTTGTAGAACTCTAGTAGCTTCTCTTTTCGTGGAGAAGAAATATAAGTTTCTATATTACTAAGGAAAGTCTCCCAATTAGCTTGTATTTGTTCTGCGGTTAAATTCATAAATGTAAGATAGTATAGAAACTCTTAATTAGCAACTTCAGAATCAGTGAAGGGTTCTAAAGCGATTAGGTTCTTAACCTCCGCTAAATTTTCCTCTGTCTTTTGAAGTTGTTCTAGGTATTTTGCAACAGGCTCTTGACGCTGTACGATCATTCTTAAGATCTTCAGGTCGTTTTCTATAACTTCAATCTTAGTATTTGTTAAATGTCTATATCTCATAACTATTCTAGTTTAATATCTATATTAGTAATATACCACTTATAGATTAGGATAGCAACTTCTATTATAGAAATAAAATTTGATCTAGTATTTGTTTTAGGTAACTACACTTCTCATACTGCTCTACTTCTGTAAAGTAGTTGAGCGCTTTATTTGCTGCTACTTTAAATCTGGGATCATTATAAGTCCTTAAGAAATCAAGATGCTCTTCATTCTTTAGGTTGATAGTGTTTAACTGATTATAAGCTTGGCTGTAGGTTAGGTGTACGCTTAAGCTTATTATATCAGCTTGAGTTTCTTCATCTACATTTAAACTTGCTACTATTGAATGTAGCGAAGTGTTATCTTCTCTGTTTATAAGCTTATGAAATATTCCCATAGCGAAGTATGGGTGGTCTTTATATGATATAGATTGCTTAACATATCTCAGAGTCTCTTCACTCTCAGATTCTGTAAACATCGAAAATATTTTATCTATATCCATTTAATAAAAAGACCTGTAAGCTGTTCTTATGGGAAGCAATACGGGTACTGTTGTATTTTAATTAGGCGTTTCTTATTTTTCTCTGTATGTAATTCACTAAATCATCTTTAGC